CGGGCGCCGTGAACCGGGATAGGTCCACGCTGAACGGAAGGGCCGCACGCGCCAGGATGGTCCGCGGATCCTCCATGACCATCTCGTTCTGGCTGTCTGCGGTCCAGTAGACATGGGCGCCCAAGGGCACGCCGGTGAGGGCCTCCAGAGTGTTGATCTGGGACAGCACCGGGTCCACGCCGGCCACGGTGAACTGCTGGGACACGTTGTTGTCCACGATCTCCAGCTTGTCGCCCATGACGGGTCCGTTGACCGAATTGAGGGTCAGCACATGGCACGGGGTGGCCGGGTCGGAGGGGATGGGCACCATGACCGTCCAGTAGTCGAGGTCTGCCGCCAGGGGGTTGGCCAGGGTGAAGTTGATGCTCCAGCTTCCCTGCAATGAGTAGGGGTAACTGTAGGACGCGGCCAGCGGGGTAGGCCAGGGCTGCGGGTAGATGTGGGCATTGCAGAACACGCTCTGGTTCCAGAAGTTGGTGGAGAGCCCGGCGCCCGGGATGGTCATGAGAACCTGGTCAGCCGGGCTGGGCTGAACCTTGAACCACGACCCGTCACCGGCGGCGTTGTAGACCGAAACCCAGCTCAGGCCGTCCGCGCTCACCTGCCACTTCGTTCCCACGGAGTTGCAGATAATCATGCCGGCCGGAAACTGGGCAGATGGCAGGGCGTTGGAGGGCACGCCGATCGGGGTAGACCAGGTGGTCTGTTTGACCCATCCCGGTCCGCCGTGTTCATCGCCCCCGACCCACTGGACAATATGCCACTGGTGGTCGATGTCGTAGGCCGTATCGCCCAGCATGGCACCACGCTCGCCGTCCCAGAGGCGCGGGAGCCCCTGGCCGTCACGGGGAAGGTAGTGGAAGACTGGCCTATCCCCCTGGAGGACGGCGCCGGTGTAGATCCAGCCGCACGGGTCGGGGAAGAACACCTGCGGGGTGTTGACCCCTCTCTGCAGGTTCACGTAGTCATCGCTGTAGCCCGGATAAGCCTGGGGCGTGCCGGTATTGGCCACGGTGGGCACGGGGCGAACCCAAGACGGCGCCACGTAGGCCCAGGTCAGGTTCCCAGGGCCGTCCAGGATGGGCGACAGCACGCCAGAGGGGCCGCCAGAAGCCGCCGACACACCACCACCCATGCACAGGTAGGTGGTGCCACCGTTCATGACGTAGTTGCCCACGGTGTAGGTGTGGTTCGGCAACCATGGGAGGGCGGTGGGAGCGCCCAGGTAGGTATTGGCCAGTTCGATGCTCCAGTCCTGCGCGGCCAGCTCGATGCTGTGGGTGCTGCTGGACAGGTGGCGCACCAGCTGGGACGGATCCACCAGCCCCAGGAACACCTGGGCCCCGCCGACCAGCAACTGGATATAGGGCGGCAGGAGGCCAGAGGAAATGGTCAGGTTGTTCTGGATGAACGCCCAGATAACATCGCCAGGATCCTGGACTTCGATGGTGATGTTGCCGGGGGTGATCTTGGTGAGCTGTTCGTCCACCGTGAGCACTTGCCGGCCGATCTTGGTGACGTTCCCGGTCAGGGAACACTGGGCACCGGGGGTCTTGGTGCCCAGGTTCTGCCAGAAGTTGACGGTGATCGCCCGCATCAGCCGGCCCTCCGGTTATACAGGTCCAAGTGCTTCTTGACCAGGTTGCCGATCTGCCGGCTGGACTCCGCGGACTCGCCGGCGATCACGGCGCCCCGGAGGTCCACGTAGGCCCCGCCGCGCCCACCCGTCGCGCCCGCGCCGCCGGAGGCCGCCTGGGCCCCGTAGCCGGCGCTGGCGCCACGGTAATTCTGGGCTTGCCGGTTGTTGGCGCCCAGGTTGCCGGCGAGGTTAGCGCCCATGGCGAACATGGTCTTGGAATAGTCGTGGAAGCTAGACTCCGGGGCGATAACTTCAGGGGCCCTCTCAGCCATAAGCCCGATTGTGGCCTTGCTCACCAGCCCGCCGTTGGCGAAGGCAGGCAGGGCGGCCTCAGCCTCGACACTAAGGTTCATGGCTGTGATTTGAGCGGCTGCGGCAATGGCACCGTAGATGGGGATCCCGCCGTAGGCTTCCCATGCCTCTGCAGCTCCAGCCACCAGAGCCGCCTTGGTGATAACCCCGTAGTCGAGGACCATGTCCATGGCAGCCCCGCTGACGGCAGTGGCCGCGATTGGGGCGGCGGTTTCCACTGCACTGAGGGCAATGGTCTGAGCCCCACCCGAGAGTTTGGCCGCCGCGCCGGTGGCAGCAAGAGCCTTGGCTTTGGCCACTTCCGCATCCACCACGGTCGTGGCGTTGGTCCCTGATGCGATGGAATCCTTGGTCTGAATGCCCAGCTTCGCTGCAGCTTCATTTCCCCAGGCGGTGGACATGGCGGCCTCAATGGCCCTGTTCACCAGGTACTGTGCGGCCATTTGGGCCAAGGCCTGCACCACGGCCTGGGATACCCCCTTCCAGAGCGCCTTCATCTTGTCAGAGAAGGAGTTTCCACTGGTCAGGATGCTGGCGAACATGGTGGCAAAGCTGCTGGTGATCCCGGAGATGGCGTTGGTGGCGAAGGTCTTTAGCAGGGTGAAGGAGTTCCCCCCCCTGATCAGCGACTCGCGCAGGCCAGCCTCAAACCCGGCGGCGGCGCCTTGACCCAGATGCAGCTCTTCCCGCACCTTCTGGGCGGCAGTGGCGGCTTCACGGCTCTTACCGGCGAACGTATCGATGGCGGCGGCCAGCTCCCCGCTGGTCAAGGGGCCTCCGTTGATTTGGGCCATCTCGGCCAGGGCCTTCTTGAGCTTGGCCACCTGGGCGGTGACCTCTTCCTGCCGGGCCCGCTCGATGGCGGCGTCCTGGCTGGCCTTCATTTCGGCCTCCGAATGCAGGTTTCCCAGCTCCGCGTTCTGCTTTCTTTCCTTCTCGAAACCGACCTGCAGCGCGGCCATCCGCTTGGCCATCCCGCCTTCCTCACCGGCCGTCAGGGCCACCTGGAGCGCCTCAGCCATGAGCCGGCGCTTCTCGGTGAACTCGGTGTGGATCTTGATTTCCAGGGCGTCCAGGGTGGTGGTCGCAGATTCCATGCGGGCCTTGGCGTCCGTGTCGCTGATCCCCTTGACCTTCTTGCCGTCAGGGCTGTCATGGGCCTCGTTGGCCTTCATGATGGTTGCCCGCTCCTTGTCGATCTCCAGCTTCGCCTTCATCAGGGCCACTTCCTCCTGATCGTCCAGGGTGAGGGTGGCGTGGGCCTTGATGTTGTTGGCCAGAAGGGAGTTGGCTTGCTCCAGGGCCCTGAGCCCTTCGCTTTCAGACTCAGGCTTGTCCTTTGGCCCGTTGCTGGTGGCATTGGCCAGGGGCGTGACAGCCTTTTTGACGGCGGCGGCCATGCCTTCCGCCTTGGTGGTGGCGTCAGCTATGGACTGGCTCAATTTCATGACGGCGCCATCCCCGGTCAGGATCGGCACAACCATCTTGTTCACGCCCTCGTAGCCCCGGTCCAGGTAGCCCTGCAGTGCGGCGGCCTTGTCGATCAGGCCGTCACCGGAGCCCTTCTTGAGAATGGCGCCCATGCCGTTGGGGTCATTCAGGATGCTGCCGATGATCATCAGGACGGCCTGGATGGGCCCCAACACTCCATTCAGCAGAACCATGCCGATGGAGCCGACTGCGCCGCCGATGAGATGCACGGTGTCATTCACCATGGCGAACACCATGGAGATGCCGTTGACCATGGCAGAGAACACAGTGATGCCGCCCACTCCTTCCCCGATGCCGCCCACCATGGAGCCGATCAACTTGACGATGCCGCCCATCTGGCCAGCCAGGAGCCCGGCAGCTGTGACCATCTCAGTGACTTCAGCCTTGTTCGCCCTGAACCATTTCGCCAGATCCTCTGCGGCGCCCACGGCCCACTTCAGGGAATCCTTGGCAAGCTTGCCCAATTCCCCGAACACTTCGCTGCCGGCGTCCAGGATGGGTTTGAACTTCTCAGAGAATCCTCCGCTGGACATATCGAAGGCTTCGCCCATGGCGTCATGCAGACCGGTGCGCAGGGCCTCAAAGAGCGGCTTGACCATCTCTCCGGCGCCAGCTTCAAAAGCGTGCTCCAGGTTGCTAGTAACGCCCTTCCAGGACTCTTCGACCATTTTCCCGGCCATGCCGAAGAACTCAAACTTCTTGTTCAGCTCTTCCACCAGTGTGCCGGCTTGCTTCCACTGGGCGATGTCGCTGGAACTGATCTGCAGGGCGCTGGCAATCTTGGTGATACGGGCGGAAATGGTGCCACTGAAGGTGGCCCGCATCTCATGGCCCAGGGTGCCCATGTCCAGCCCCAGGGCGCCGGCCGCCTGGGCGAACTTCACGGTGAGCCCCGTGGTGTCCTTCAGTGCCACACCGCCGGCCAACATCGGGCCCAGGCCCTGCTGGTAAGCGTCCGTGAGCTGGCGCACGGTGGCCACGGTCTGGAAGCTGCCGATCCGCAGTTTGTCCACCTGTTCGGCGCCCAGGGCCATACCGGCGTTCAGGGCGTTCTGCCCCGTCAACACATTGCCGTTGGCGTCCTTCAGAGTGGACATGGCCGAGATCAGGGTACCGATGCCCAGGGCGGATCCGCTCATGGCGGCGTTGAACATGATCCCGGTTTCCAGGATGCCCTTGAATGCTTCCGTAACGGCCCGGATGGCCATCCGGAGGCCTTCCATGGCCAATTGGGCCTTGAACATCCCAGCGAAAATGGAATCGCCGGCGGAGGATCCTTCCCCGCCGGCGGTTTGGAACTGTTCGCCCATTCCCTTGACTGCGTCGTTGACCTTGTTGATCTGTTCAACGGCCTTCTGGCCTTCCACCTGAATTTCTACGGCCAGCGCCAGGTCGTTGCTCATGGGTCAATCCTCCGGTGGTTCAGGCTGGGGAGGCGGGTCAACCCCCTGGGCAAGGGCCGCGCCGGCGATGGGAGCCCAGATCGTCATGGCCCCCTGCCATGCGACCCAGAGACGCTCTTGCAGGAGGCGTTCGGCCCACGTCAGGGCTTCCTCTGCCGACAGGGTGGCGGCGGCGTCCCACCCCCCTGCCGGGACAGCAAGGAGCTGGACTAGGAGGTAGCCGCCTTCGCGCCCTTCGTCATCTTCTCGATCACCGCCGTCACGCTCGCCGGGAGCTTCAAAGAGCCGAGGATGCGCGAGCTGTAGGCGGTGACTTGCGACAAAAAATCCGACATCACCTCCGCAGCTTCCGCGCCGTCCATTTCGGCGGCCTGCTCCAGGAGCGCGTCCATGACGGCCTCCTCCTTCCGGGCCTTCAGCAGGACGGCGGGAGAGGCCAGGTAGGTGGCCACCATGCGCATGGGCACGCCAGACTCTCCCATCTTGGGGGCCAGCGCCATGCCCTCTTCCAGCTGGATGAGGGACATGCGTTTGGGCTCGCGGATGGGCATCTTGGGCGTGTCGGTCATGGTTTCTCCTTGTGGTGTGGACGGGATAATGGCGGGCCGGGGGCCGAAGCCCCCAGCCCCAGGGGTTACAGGCCGGCGGCGTTGGCGATTTCGGCAACGGCCAGCTCGGGGGTGCCGGTGTCGGGGTTGATCAGCCACTTGTCGGGGAGGCAGGTGAGCTTGACCTTGCAGGTGACCGTGTCCTTTTTGCTGAGCTTGAGGTCGGTGTCGACCACGATGACCGGGCGCAAAAAGAGGAAATGATCGAACTCCCCGGGGAACAGGACGGAAGGCATGCGATACATGGCCGTGTAGTTGAGCAGGACGTTGGCGCCGCCGATGCTCACGCTCATGCGGCCGGCCTTGCCCGTGCTGGGCGCGATGGTGACCTTCTGGTTGAGGGTCGCGGAAAGCACGTCAGCCAGGTGGGCCGGATCCACATCCGCGAAGGTGATCTCCGCGCTGATGGCGGTGTCGGACACGCCGATCGGCACCTTGGGGGCGTTGTTGGCGTCGAACTCCACGGCATTCTGCTTGACCTTGCAGGACAGGCCGTTGGCGTCGAGGTTGCCCCAGGGCTGGCCGAAGGCGTCCACCCGGAGCACCCGGCGCTGCTTGGGATCGCCATAGTATTCCTGGAAGAATCCCTCGATGTAGTCCGCATAGCCGGGGGCGACAGCCGGCCCCACGTCGCGCACGGGGCCGATCGCCGGGTTGCCCATGGTGGGAGCGCCCACGATGGTCGCAGCCGTGGTGAAGCCGCCGCCGGTCAGGACGAAGGTCGTGGGGGGCACGGTGTAGCTGCCCGGATTGGTGATGATGATGCCGACGATGGTTCCGGCGGCCGTGCCGTTGCCCAGCACGCCGAAGCCGGTGAAACCGGATCCGGTGCCTCCGGTGACGGTCAGGGCCGGCGCGGAGGTGTAGCCTGAGCCCGGGGTGGTGATGGCCGGAGCGGCCATGACGGCGGTGGCGAGGTTCACGGGGTAGGGCGCCAGGAAGAACTGGCCCACGCCGGTCTTGATGAAGCTCTGGTTGATGGAAGCGGTCATGGGTTAGACCTCCGGGGCAGTGGAAGGCTCCTGGACGGGAGCCGGGGGCGAAATGGGGTCGAGCTGGGCGGGCGGAATGACGTCGGGGACGGGAGCCGGGTCGGGATCGGCCTGGTCGGGGGTCGGGGCGGGGTCGACCTGGCGGGTCCCAGGGAGGGACAGGAGGTAGGCGGCCGTTGCCCCGTCCACCTCCTGGGGCACGTTGGGATCCATCTCGATCCGCTGAGGGCAGGCCGGGACTTCACCGGCAGTCAGGTGCCCTTCGGTGAAGATGACCTGGACCATGGGGGAGTTGTTTGACTCGTAATAGGCGTATTTCAGGGCCATGTCAGCTCCAGGAGGAAACGTGACGGACCACCAGGAAGGTGGCCTGGAAGGTGATCTCGTAAACCCAGACGCCGTCGTTGTTTCCCATGAAGGCATCCTTGGCGACCCGGGCCCGCCTGCACCCGGGAGGAGTCCAGGCATCCATGGCCGCAATCCCGGCTTCCACGGCCGCATAGGCGCCCTTGGGGACCTTCAGGCCCCTGACCATGAGAGCCAGGGTCCAAGAGGTTTCCCTCTCGTATGAAATAGGCATATCCGTGATTTCTGGGCCGTTGGTGGAACCACTATAGATGACCAGCGCCTTGCCGATCGGATGGGTGAGCCGGTACTCCGCCGGCCGCTCGGGGAACGCCTCCACAGGGATGCCCAGGGCGGCCATGCCCAATGCCAACTGGGCAGTGATAAGCGGCTCCAGGTCCTGGATGGTCATTGGTAGTCGCCCAGGCCGTCAGAATCGAAGACCCGGTCCCGGGAGGAGATGGTCACCCGGACGGAGGGGCCGGACGCCATTTCGGCCCCGGTGAGGTCGGCCAGCTGGATCTTGCCGCTGACCAGGTCATCCAACCAGGTGATGCCGTCGTCATACCGGCGCCTGGCATCCTGGACGCTTTCCTTGGGCAGCAGGGCCATGAGGCGGTAGACGGCCAGGTCGCAGCAGAGGCGCTTGAGGACGGGAGGCACCTGGGTCAAGGGCAGCGAATACCGGCGGCCCAGGTGGCTGTCCATTTCGGCGCTGGCGTCGTCCAACGCGGTCTGCAGCCGGGCGGTCTGCAGGGTTGCCCCCACCGGGTCGGAAAGCTCGGTCAGGCGCACGTCGGGGTAGCGGGCCTGAAGGTCGGTGGGGGTGGCGTAGGAGGTCATGGATCAGGCCTCCGAGGTGCCCTGGAGCTGCTTGACGTTGGCCAGCAGCACTTCCCAGCGGTCGTTGGGGTTCAGCTCGACGTGCAGGGTGTCCTTGGCGAAGCTGATCAGCTCGGCCTTGGTCATTTCCTCCGGGACGGCCGGAACCTGGTCCTTGGCAGCTTCGGGCGTGGCGGCAGCCGCGGGAGCGGCTCCCGGGGCGGTGGAGTCCGCCGGAAGCACGGCCGGGGGCGGGTCAGGGACGGGCGGAACGGCCGGGGCCGGCGGGTCGACCTCCAGGACGGCGGCCCCGCAGTCGATCAGCTCCTGGGCGGCCTGGTCGGCCAATTCCACCACCCGGCCCACGGGCAGGGTGGTGGTTTCCTCGACCTTGAGGTTGGTGAGCAGGCGGATCTTCAAGGCACCCTCCTTAGTTCGGGTTCTGGATGATGTAGCCCGCGGTCATGCCGGTGAGCACCGGGAGGCGCTCGAAGGCGGTGCCGTAGATCCAGGACTTGGCCTTGGGGTCCCAGTAGGGGACTTCCACCAGGGGATGGCCGTCCATGGTGTAGGTGTAGCCGTAGCTGGGCTCCTCCACCACCTGCGGGACTTCCGGGACGTAGGCCAGGATCGCGTTGTTGCCCCAGATGTCGGTGAAGACGCCCGAGTCATCGCTCTTGATGGCCTTGCCCACCAGCACCTTGGGGATGTCCAGGAGCCGGCCCAGCATGTCGGGGGTGATGCTGTCCGCGGACACGTACTGGAAGCGGGAGACGATGTTGGTGTTGTTGCGCATGGCGTTGTAGGCCACGGGGCTGAGCACCAGGACGTTGGGGTAGACGCCGACCGTGCTCCGGATCGCTTCCCGGGCGTTGTCGATGTCGGTCTTGGGGTTGCCGGTGCCGATGGACCACTTGGTGGCGCCGGCCAGGGTCACCTTGTGCGAGGCGTCGTAGTTGGCCAGGGTGGTGGCGATGAGGGCCTGCTGGATCTCCAGCTCCAGCTGCAGGGCGCGGCCGGTGAGACGCACCGCCCGGCTGCCCAGGTCGATCCCGGGCTGGACGGCCACGTCCCGCAGCCACTCGCGGGGCACCACGGCATCCAGGGCGTGGTTCTCCAGGGCGAACTGGACCCCGCTATAGCCGAAGGTGATCCGCTTGGTGTCGGAGCCGGGAGCCCGCTGGGTGTTGTAGGCCATGAAGGCCTCTTTCCCGAACTGGATGACCCGGCCGCCGGAGACCTGGACGGGCACTCGGGGGAACAGGTTCTCACCGATGAAGGTGGGGTTGCTGTAGCCCTGCAGGACCGTGGTGAGGATCGGATCCTGGATCCTGGATTGGCTGAGATTCATGGTCATGGGCGGGGCTCCTTAATTGGGGATCAGAAGGACTTCGATGATGGAACCCGCGCCGGCGGCGGCTTCCAGGGCGCGGGCGACCGGGATGCCGGCGGCGTGGGTCGTGGCCTGGCCGGTGGCGCCGACGTCGATGGCCGCCCCCTTGGCGATGGCCGCGGCGCAGCGCACCCGGGCGGTGCCGGCGACGACGATCTTGTACGCATCCCCGGTGCCGGCCGCCGTCGAATCGGCGACGCCGAGGCTGTTGGCGGCCGCGGTCGCGGTGAGCGTGCCGTCGGGGGAGACGAAGGTGTAGTCGGTGATGGCCGCGGCAGCATAGCCGACGACGGAGAGGAGCGGAATGGACTGTTGGGACATGCCTTATCCTTTCTGGACCGCAGCGACTGCGGCGAGGAACTCGGTTCCGGGGTTGGCCTTCTGGTAGGCCTGGGCTCTGCCGAGCAGGACCAGGTCCTCGGTGCGGGCTTCGTAGCCCGGGGCGGCGGAGAAGTCCGCGGTCGGACCATCCTTTTCGCCGCCGGCGGTCTCACCGAAGGTGAGCTGCTTGGGCAGGGCGCCCAGGAAGGTCTTGAACCAGCCCAGGCTGGGTTCGGGGGTGCCGGCTTCGCCGAAGGTCAGAACGTCCTCCGGGCGAATCTGGGCCATGAAGGAAGCCAGGGGCTCCTTGTGCGCCGGGCGCAGCTGGCCGGCGGTGACCAGGACTTCGCAGAAAGCCAGGATCTCGGCCCTGCGAGTCTCCTGTTCCTTCGTCTCCAGGGCGCCGGAGCGCTCCTTGAACTCGGAGACCTGACGGTTGTGGGTTTCCTCCCTCGCCTTCAGGTCGGCCTCCCGGCGTTCCAGTTCGGTCTTCATTCGCTTTTCCTCCTCCGCGTAGGCGGCGTTGTTGGTGGGGTCGTCCTCCGGCTGATCGGCCAGAGTCTTGAGCTGGTCCACGGACCAGGTGGGCAGGACCTTGTCCGCCTCATCCAGGCCGAACTTGCCGATGATCCAGTCGCGCAGGCCGCGCCAGAGGCCGGCGTTGATCTGGTCGTCCCAGTCGCCGAACTCCAGCACACCCTCATGGCTGTCGGAGAAGGTGGCATCCTTGAGCCCCTTGACTGAAGGCGGCAGCGCGCCCAGGAACCCGACGTGGCGAAGGTAGTAGACGCCTGGCTTAGGATTGGCCGGCGCGTCCGGGGTGTAGAAGCTGGCGGAGATCTTCTTGAACCGGCCGGCCTGGACCAGCTCGGCGAAGGCCGGGTCCACCTGGTGGGGTTCGGCGCGGAGATGGCCTTCGGTGAAGCCCAGGGACTTCACCCAGCCGTAGGCCGGTCCGTTGTCCTTGGGGTGCCCCACCACGATGGGCGCCTCGTGCAGGGCGGGATCGTAGGCCGCGGCCGTGGCGGCCAGGTCGGCCTCCGAAAAGGCCAGGGAGGCCCCGGAACTCGCCGTGTGGCGGCCGGATCGGAAGATGTCCAGGGAAGTCGTCATGGTGGTAATCTCCCTCCCCGCGTGGGGGATGTGATCGAAAGCGGTTTGAGGATTCGGGGCCAATGCCCCGGGAACCTGTTTAAACACCGTTTAAAAACTGCGGAAGGGGTATCGGTAGGGTGACGGGGGCGGCGGACCGCCCAGACGTCAGGAAGGGGCCTTCCCGGCGGCCGCCAGGAGGTAGGCCCGGATCTTCAGCAGGAGGACCGTCCGGTCGGCCTGACTGACCCCCAGGTAGGGGCGGGCGGGGATCTTGGATCCGGGATGGTTCACCGCCCCCACCGGGTGGGCGGCGCCGGGCCAGAACAGGGCCTTCTTGTTCACCGCCACGATCCGGTGCGGCCTGGTCTTGCCGCCAAGCTGCTGGATGGCGGCGTAGACCTTGTTCGATCCGACCGCCACCCCGGTGTCCCCGACCAGCTGCCAGACGATGGTCTCCATCAGCTGCCCGGACTCGCGGAGCATGCCCGGTCCCTGCTTGGTGAGCAAGTAGGCCGGGGACAAGGCGGGCCAGGGTGAGCCGTCCGGGCCCGGGCCGCCGGCCAGGATCCGCCGCTGGGTGGATTCCCGGAGATACTCGCCGATCCCGCGCAGGGCCGGCCGCACGTCCCCGGCCGCCCTGGCCAGAGCCTGGAGCGCCACCGTCACCGCCTGGTCTTTCACCTCGATCTTGACTTGAACCATGAAATGCTCCTACATTGATGCCACGGCGATTCAGGTTGGGATGCGGCCCCGATAGCCTGGATCGATTGCTCGCCCTGCCGAGTGGGGAGTGGGAGCCCAGGAGGGGAGGGAGAAAGCCCCTCCCCTCAACCATTTCTAAGGCCCCAAGAACTCCCCCCAGCGCTGGTTCTGGAGGTAGCTGGTGCCACCACTGGGAAGGAAGGTCCAGGCCTGGAGCTGGCCCCGGAGAGCATTGATGACCATGACGAAGGTCTTGCCGTCCACTTCCATGGCCTTGAGCGCCCGGAGCCGGAGGGCGACCTGGCCATTGATCTTGTTCCGCTCGAACCCAAGCCAGACCTCGTCGGGCTTCTTCAGGACTTCCGGCAGGAAGGGCAGGAACCGGGTCCGCGTCAGGTCCGTGATGTGGTTCGCCAGGGACTCGGCATCCACCAGGACTGGAAAGTTCCAATCCTTAACCGCCAGATCGAACACCTTCTCAGCCCCGCCCAGGATGCCCTTGAGGGTGGCCAGGGCCTCCGCCCGGGACTTGGCGGGCGGGATCGGCGCGGCGTCCACCGGTCCGGCCTCGATCTGCTTGGGCAGGCCGTAGCTCTGCCAATCCCCGGGGGTCAACCGCTCCCAAGCGTGCTTGTTCTCCTGGCGGGCTTTGGCTTCCGCCCAGGCCTCATCGGACAGGGTCTTGCCCCAGGTGGCCTCCCCGGTGCTGTAGCCCCAGCCCGGGCCGACCCCCTGCGGGGTCATGACCGTCTCGCCGGTACTGCCCCAGGGCTTCTCCACCATGCGGGTGGGCGGAGCCTCATCCGGCCCGTCCTTGCCCAGGCGCTGCATGTCCACTTTGTCCCGGGCATAGACTGAGCAGGTGCAGCCCCAGTCGTTGGGCGGATAGTGCATCGCCCACCAGGGGTCATCTGCGTCCAGGACCAGGCCATCCCAGGCCAGGTGCTCCGGCCGCGGGATCTTGCTGTCGCCGTGGCGGTACTCCCAGAAGGGATGGGTGGCCTTCAGGTCCTGCAGCTGGGACCAGCGGCCGGCGGCGTAGGCGGTGCGGATGTTGGTCTCATAGATGACCCGTGACCTCCAGCCCATGTCCTGGGCCGGGACCCACTTGCCCAGGCAGGCCGCCTCGAAGTCCTTGCGGAACTCGGCCAGGGTGGTGCCCTGCTCGATGGCCTTCAGGACCGAGGCCTGAATATCGGTGAGCACGTCCTGGCGGGTCACCCCGGCCACGACGAAGGCCCTGGAGTGCATGCCTTCCTTCAAGTCGGTCCAGGCCTGGGTGGGCAAGCCGATCTTGTCCTTGAAGGCGTCGATGGCCTCCTTGAACGGCAGGGGATCGTGGATGACCTCCGGCATCAGCGCACCGGGGCCTTGGCTTCGACCTTGACCCGGGCCCGGCCGGCCAGGTCAGCCGCCAGGAAGGCCTGGGTCAGGACTTCGCCGAAGGCGGCCGTGCCCATGTGCGGGTAGAGGTCCAGGATCCCGTCGCGGATCTCCGCCAGGCTGCCGGCGGACTTGACCAGACGCCGGACCGGTTCCAGGAGCTGGTCCATGGCCTTGGCCGTGGCCGCCTCCAGCTGATCGGTCAGGGCGTCAACCGGATCGTCCGGGCCTTCGGCAAAGGCCGGCGGGGGCACGGCGAAGGGATCCGCCCCGGCCGCGGGACCCGGAATGACCGGAATCGGCGATTGCTTTGGCGCGGCCTTCTTGGTCCAGCCCACCCCGTACTTCTCCTGGATGTATTCCTCGCTGGGTTCGAAGCCCAGGCTGAACACGGCCTGGTCCTTCTTGGACTCGTTGACCAGGTCCTCCGGCTCCCGGACCTCCCAGGAGATCTTGGGAGCGGCTGCGCCGGGGCAATGGATGTCCGTCAGCCACTGGAGGAGGGTGGTGTTCAGGGTCTTGGCCAGCATGTCCCCGTCCGCCCGGACCAGCTCCAGCCGGACCTCATTGTGGGTCTTGGAGGCCGCGTAGGACCCGGACTGGCCGATGGTGGTGGTCAGGGTCTCGCCCAGGGTGGCCTTGCTGATCTCCTCATCCATGTAGCGGATCAGCCGCTCGTAGCTGTCCACGGATCCGCTCCGGGCCGCCTCCAGCAGCTCGATCTGGGCCTCCAGGGGGGCCACCAGTGCGGTCTCCTGGGCGAGGTTGCCCAGGGTGGCCAGGAGCTGGTTCTGCTCGTCCTGGGGCATGCCAACGGGGTACTTGCCGATCACCGTGGGGCTGCCGAACTTCTCGGCGAACACCAGCCAGAAGGAAAGCCCCTGGCGCTTGAACCATACCGGCCAGAACAGCTTGCTGCCCAAGCCCAGGCCGTAGGGATCGCCCCGCTGGGAGCCGAACCGGTGGACGATGAACTTCCGGTCCGGCAGCTCCTCCCCGGGGAACATGTTCTCCCGGGTGATCAGCCGCGGCAGTCCCTCCACATCGAAATAGAACCGGCGCTGGTCCCGCATGATGATGCTGGTGGGCAACCAGGTGGCGGGATCCCAGAGCACCTCGCCCACGGCAAAGCCCTTGAGGATCGCGTCCATGAGCCCGACGCAGATATCCTCCAGGCCGATGGTCTCCAGGATCGGCTTGAGAATCTTGACCGCCTGGCGGTCCTTGAGCTTGGTCCCGCCGGCCGCCAGGTCCCAGGGAAAGCTGACCACGGCGAACTTGCGCTTCTGCAGGACCGAGAAGGCGTGGCAGTCCCGCTCTACCTCGTCGTAGAGCCAGATGCCCTTGCCCTCGCCCCGGCTGAGCAGGGTGGCGTCCAGCGGCCGAAGCATGCCCATGAATACTGGATGGAAGGGATCCCGCTCCGCCCCGGCGATGACACGTTTGATGGAGTTGTCGGTGGCCAACTGGCTCTACTTGCTTGGAATTAGCCGAAACAGGTTTCCCTATATTTTCCGATGTGGATTTGGGTTGCCCTGGGGTTCCTTCTGACCCTTCTGATTGCCCAGGGGCCTGGGCAACTGGCTGGGCAACTGGGCAACTTGTACCGAGTTGAAGATTACGCATGGCAGCAACCCCCATCACGCAACTTCCTCAGGCCTGCGGCCCCAGATCCGGTCAGCTTCGAGGCCAAGGCATCCGGCGATCACATCCTCAACTCGTGAGTCTCGGCGGATTCGATCGATTACCTGATGAAAATAGGCATCGCTATAGCCGCTGGTTTCAGCCATGGACCGAAGGCTCATGCGTTTCAGCTTCAGGAGCGCCCTGATCGCCTCGGGTTTTAGGCTTCCATCGGGGTTGATTCCATGGGAAAGCATTTGCTGCACATCAGAGGCGGTTGCCACAATGGCCTGAACGCTTGTTGGCAGGCCGTAGGCCTCCCTTTTCCGCGGGGCTTTTTCGGGTAACATATCTGAACTCCGGTTGCTTTGTTCTCGAAGCGAGAATGAGTAAATACTGATTCTCGAAGCGAAACTCGTCAACAACTATTTTTCTCGATTCGAGAATCCAATGGATCCCCTTACACCTCATGAAAGGCTGCGCACCGTCAGGCAGTCCCTCAAGCTCCAGCAAGAGGAACTGGGCGTTTTCATTGGTGTTTCCAAAGCTGCGATTTCTCGATGGGAGACTGGGGCTGCCGAAATCACCCTGCTTGCAGCCCTCGCTCTGGAATATGTTTTCCACGTGAACCGGGCATGGCTGCTGGGTGGAACGGAGCCGATGTGGCTAGAAAAAAGCCATGGAGAAACCGCCGAAGGGGAGTTTCTGGACCGCCCGCTCATCGTCGGCGCGGCCAGCTGCGGACCAGGTGGAGAAATTCAGGACCCAGGGCCTGGTGCGAGTCGCTATGCCCTCCGAAGGGACTTCGCTTCCCGGATCCTGAATCGGTGCGGCGGGGGCACCGAAACAGACCTATTCTTCCTGCTCTGCCGCGGGGAGAGCATGCGCCCAACGATCCAGGACAAGGAGATCGTCCTGGTGAACACTGCAATGGGGATCCGCATGGAGCCCAGGAACAACGGTATTTACCTTGTCAGAAGGTCTGTCAACGATGATGAGGCTAGGGTTAAGCGACTGCGCTTGGACCGCGATCGGCAGCAGCTGGTCCTGGCCTCCGACAACCGCGGCTACCCACCAGCAATGGTGGACCTTGACAGCGTCCCACTTCACCAGCTCATCCTGGGCAGGGTGTGCTGGGTTGGGCGCTACCTCTTGGACACGGATCCGCCGGCAGAAGACTGGTAGGCCAATCCCAGGACGAAGGTCCGCCAGATCTGCGCCAAATAAATCGCCGAATCAGACACTCCCCGCCATTTTCAGCGTATTCGGTGCCAAATAAATCGCCGATCCCAAAACGCTCCACCTCAGCGCAGAAGCGCACCACTCCTGGATCTAGGCTGGGGTGCCAAATCAACCGCCTGCGCCAAATCTGTCGCCTCCCCACATTCCCTCCGCGGCCTCTGGCCGCTCCGGCCGCACGATAGGCTGGCACGGGCATCCGGCTGCGCCGGACCGCCGGACACGCCGTGCGTGCCCGGCTTGCCCTACCTGCCAGCCATTCTGTGATTCGAATCCCCCACTCTCCGCCAAAAAAAGCGCCCCTTTCGGGGCGCAGTTTTTTGGCGGAGAGTGGGGGATTCGAACCCCCGATAGGCTTGCACCTATACACGCTTTCCAGGCGTGCTCCTTAAACCACTCGGACAACTCTCCAGGGGACTGGCTTGATCTCCCGTGGCGGGGATCTGAAAGGCTAACATGACGCGGCTCATTGGCCAAGGACGGATCCTGGAGGACAGGCACGGAATGCCCCGATGACCCGGCGATACCTTTGCGAAAATTGACCCTGGCGGACGTGCATGAATAGTGCATATTTGTGGATCCACCCGAGGCCGCCTTGCTTCGCCCGCTGCTCTTCTCCCTGCTCCTCCTTCCGCTGATCGCATGCCCGGAAGGGGATTCCGCCCTGCCCCCGCCCTTCCCGCCTAGGCCCGCCGTCAGTGCGCCCCACCCCATGAGCCACACCTCCCTGTTCCAGGTGGAACCGTACCTTCAGCTGGGTTCGGGGCCTTCCTCCCCGGACCGGCTGGCCCTCCTGTGGCACGCCCGGGACGGCATCGGCGACTGGGCGGTGGAGATCCAGCCCGAGTCCGGCGAAACCTGGACCCGGGTGGCGCCCCCGGTCTCGATCCTGGTGCCCGAACCGGACGCCGGGGCCGCTCCCCACCGGGTCTGGACCGCCACCCTGACGCCCCTGGAGCCGGGACGGCTGTTCGAATACCGGGTGCTGCAGGACGGGACCGAGGTCTTCCGGGCCGAAGCCAAGGCCCTCAAGGCGCCAGGGCAGCCCCAGCAGGTGGTGGTGGCCGGGGACCTGGCCGGGCCGGAAGGCCCCGACGCCGCCCTGGTCCGGGAGATCCACCGGCAGAATCCGGACCTCATGGTGGCCTCGGGCGAGCTGGTCCCGCCGCCGGACACCCTCGCGCGCTACCGCCGGACCTTCTTCCCGCTCTACAACGCCGGCCGGACCGATCCCATGGACGGCGCCCCCTTCATGAGAAGCACCGTCCTGGTCCGCGCCCCTGGTGATGCCGGAGGTTCCGTCGACCGGCTCGCCTACCGCACCTACTGGGATCAGCCCCGGGGCGGGCCGCAGCCCTGGGCCGGGCAGGTCCACGGGCGCCCTGCCCCGGCGGACGGCCGGCTCGCGGATCCGGGCAGCTTCGCTTTCCGCTCGGGAGATGTCCATTGGACCATCCTCGGCTC